TGTCAGATACAAGGCGTCAAACGGAGATAACGCCTTTTATTTAAATTATCACAATGACGGTGGCAGGCCGTTCTACCCTTGTAAGACAATGAGAAAGGTAATAACAACTGGCTGGGGCGAGGATGGGAATGCATACATTGGCCGATCAATGGTCTTGTTTTGCGAGCATACAGTTAAATGGGGAGGCACTGCTGTTGGCGGCGTTCGAATTAGCCACCTGTCACACATTCAAAAACGCTTGATTTTGTCACTATCAGAAACGCGCGGCAAAAAGAAGCAGCACACAATCAACATTTTGCAGGAAAATTATTATCCTGATGAGGTGTTTAACAATAACTTTGATGCAATGGCAGCTAGCATTGCATCTGGTAAATATACCGTTGCGCAAATCATTACTAAATGCAGTGCCAAGGGTACGTTAACCGATGGCCAACTGAATGCGCTTAACTCGCTTGGTGCTAGTAATGAGCAGGTTAAAGGATTTACACCAGCCGCTGAACCTGCATATGTTGAACAGGCTGCATACCAACCCGCGGAAGAATTTAAAGGGGGTGAATTTTAGGTAATAAAAAAGCCACTTACTAAAGTGGCTTTTTAAATGCCAATAAATCAGGATGATTATCGGGATAAACAACAATAAGCTTATGTTTCATATCTGCGAATTTGTAGACGTCTTTGCTTAGATTATCAAATACATAGTCGTTAACTTTTAATATCATATGCAACTCATTTGATTGAGTGCGCACAATGGCTAAATCGCCACCAACAACCATGCGAACCCATAAAGCATAATCTTCACAATCGCCAGTCAATGATGCAGCCCATTTATCAAGCTGCCCATATTGTTCTTGGTCGCTAACATAATGATGCAGGTCTTGCGCGAAATTCTGAATACGATTGTATTCAGTTAGTTCATCAGCATGTGATGTAAATGATGCTAAAACTAATAACGCTGCTGCAATGAATTTCATTTTGTTAACTCCAATAAAAAAGCGACTATTGAGTTATAGCCGCTTTTTTTGGGTTTGTAAAGTTATTGGTTGTTAAGTTGGCGTGTGAATTACAGCTCCCACCCCATCGACCCAAGTACTTGTAGCTAATGAGCCTGTTGCCCAAAGCGGTTTATTTGTGTTGTTGTTGAAGGTTTGTTTCCCTTGGTACTTATTCACAGTATTTAGCGCTGAAGCGGCTGAGTTCAATGACGCTGTGTCAGAAATAGATAGGGCGTCCAACCCTGCCTGATACTCGTACCACACCCCGTTGTACATTTTAAACTTGTATATGTAGCTTGTGAGCATTGTGAAATTTTTACGATTAGCAAGGCGCAGTGTCGAGCTATTAATAAGTGTCACATCTGGATCGCCAATAAGTGATAGCTCCTGACCGTTAGTGCCGTTTACAAAGCCAGTTACAGACACTGTGGCGCTGTAGTTAAGCGCTATATTTGAGCGACCAGATACGTCGATGGTGGTTGAGTTGTCCGAGGCTCTATCCCATGAGTCTGAAAATGTGAACCCAGTCCCTAAAAAGTCGTTGTTCTTAAACTTAATATTAGCCGCTCCGTCATTAACTTTACATCCAACATACCCACCGATATTGCCAGTCGTGGTTACAGTATCGTTAAAACCTATGTTTACTATAGCTTGTCCAGCAGGTGTATTAACAAAGCACCCTGCAAACTGATTGTTTGCACCTGTCGTTTTAAACCCGTCGTGCACACCTGTGGCGCCAGTTGAGTTTTCTATCGAGGCACATGCTGAAAATGTGTTATTAGTGCCGTCTGTTAAGTACCCGTCACCAAAATTCCTATCCGCCCTGCACATAGAGAATCTAGTCCTAGTGCATGATGCCAATATACCAATTTCACCAAACTCACCAATGCAACTATCAACAAAATGATTACTACCTTTGATGTAAAGTGCTACGGATTTCTTGCCAGCAACTACAGTAGAGAAACCAGTTGCAGCGTTTGCTTCTATTCGATTTAAGAAGTGGTCATTACCTTCTATCTCTACTGAGCCTTTTACTACAGTAAAGGCTAATCTGTCAGATAAAGTGTCTATAGATATAATATCCTCGAAAACACAAGCTCCAGCAGACTTGTGAAATACACCTTGCTCCCTTGTAAACCTAACTGCTGTATTTTTTATTTCAATCTGTGAATTAGACTGAATGCCTATAGAGCAATTACCGTTTCCTGTAACAAGCAAGCTGTTTAATGCGTGGCCTCTGCCGCTTGGAGCTGTATATATACCAATTCCTGAGTGAGTCACATATAAAGTTGTAGGATATGACGCATAAGCACGATAACCGCCTGTGCCGATAATTGATACTTTGTCTGCCATTGTAAACTGCGTGCCGCTTCGCAATATACCCACCCAACTTATAACTCCACCACCCTGGCTAGATAGGTATAGGTTAAGGGCGTTTAGTGCTAAATAGTCATCTGTGGCGTCGTCAATTAAAGCTCCGAATATCCTTGGGTTTATCCGCTTAGCTAGATCGGTATCACGAACAAAACACCCAACACCAGTACCAGTCCAATTTAGTAGTGTTGCAATATTCGTAGCTGACCCATCCCAAGCAGCAATGGCTTCGGGTGCAATTACAGTGCCACCATTGTGATCTGCCTTATCTTTGCTAGCGTCATAAATAAAATCACCGCCACCGACCGTAGTGCCTGAGTAAAAGCCCGTTACTGAGAATGATTGACCCGTTACCGTTGGTACGACTAAGTTTTTAATGCCGCTGACAGTTACGTTTGCGCTGGTGATAAACTTTGCATCAGTAGCAATAAATTCGTCCCAATCGGCACTAGCTGACGGATCGAAAGACGGAGCAATAACTAACGGAGCCGCTCCTGTTCCAACATACTTATAAAAAAAGTTATCAACTGGCGAATTTGATACTAAAAAATTAAAACTGCCTAACGTGCCACCAACTGCAAAAGTAAAAGGTGCAACACCAAAGCCAAACTTATCAATCGCCTGTGATAGAGAAATTATCTGTTTGCCAGTATAGGTCGTTACAATTGCGTCGCCATTAACCACTTCGTTAAAAGACACCGCATTATCATAAATGACGCAAGGGTCTGATGCTGATGCTGTTGGTGATGGTCGCGGATCTTTATAATCGCTCATTGTTTAATCTTCCTCAAAAAGTTTGTTGTTATATTCTGTTAGTGAAATTGTTACTAAACCATCACCACTACTAGACACTGATTTTAGCGTGTAATCTGTGCCAATTAGCTCGTCATCTGGCGCAATTACGTATTTAGATCCTAGCTCAAAATCGCCATCATTAGCAGTATAAGCACCGCTTAACGCTGTGGATTTAAAGCCTTTAGTAGTATAACTTAATGCTGTACAAGTAACTAGACCACTAATTGTGCCGTCTTGTTTGGTTGTTTGTACATAATAAGTTTTGCCAGTTTCAAAAGTTACTGGCTCACTTGTTAGATATTCATCACCAAAAACGTCTAGTATTTCACCGCCAAAAACATCTTGATCGTTCATGTCGCACCAGCGAACGCGATCACCGATTCTTGCAGTTAGGCCAAAGTAATACGTTTGAAATTCAACAGTATTACGCTGATACAATAAGCGCCTAATTTCGTAATCTGCTCGGTCATTGGCTTGCGCTTCACTTTGACACCCTACAAGTGTGATTTCCTCTGGATATAAACCCTCATCAGTATCAACAATAGCATTGCCTTGTAAACGCCTGTATATCGTTCTCTCAACGTTATCAGGCACAGTGACATAAGTTAACGATATAGAATCTTTATTACTTGGCAACCATTGTGGGAATGTCTGCGTTGATTCACCGATTGTATTGCGGCGGTTAAATAGCATTGAGTGTGATACTTTAGCTTCTACCCGATTGAACGACCAAAACTGGTAATTTTGGTATGCCAAAGTTCGCGCCACACTACAGATAACAGTTAACCTTTCACGTAGCCCAACGTTTGCATCATCAAATGTAAAATCGAATGACCTCAAGTTCGCTGGTAGCGCGTCATTGATTGCATATAAATCTTCTAGATCAACTGTTGATTCAGGTCTGTTAGCTTTTTTAACTAATGTATACGCAACTGCGTCAGCAAAATCACGAGTAGCAACATTAGTTAATTCTAGATTACCAGTTCCACGGTTATAGTTTGGCAATTTACGGGTTAAATCAACGTTAATCTTTGACTGGCTACCGCCAACAATACGATCACTTGCTTTGCGTTCTACCCATAATAATGTCACATCACCATAGTTCGGTGTGCCTTGATATTCAACACCGACTAATTGTTCAAACGCTGCTTTTTCTGATGCACTTCCTCCAACCTCGTCGCTTGAGTTGCGTGCGCGACCTTGATACCTGCCAACTGGCAAGCCTTCAAACTTTAATGTCCTAAACTGAGCGTCAAGAGTATTGCCAGTAATTGTTACTGAATCTGTTGCTGTATAACCACCGACAATAGGCACACCAAACTCATCAACCTGCCTAATTTCTCCACGCAATGTTACTGATAAATCTCCACCACCATCCCCACGTATTCCAGTTGGCATTGAAAAATGAAACCATACTTCACTAACTTGATCTCCTGATACGCCGAACCAGCCAATAAAGTTATCAACTTCACCACTTGAATCTGCTCTAGATACCTCAAATGCAGTTGATGCGCCAACAGTTGTGTTAACAATCAATCCAGTAGGAAGTGTTAACATACTGGCTGTCTTTGCAGTTATCTGCCATGTTCCGTTTAAAATTACACTATCAGGACCAGCCCCAACTTGCTCAGTGACTTTAATATTAATGAAGTCTCCAATCTCAAGCGACAACGCTGTAATTAATGGCGCTCCAACTCTAACTATCGTATCTCCACCACCAGACGTAACTGCATCATCACTTGTTATTGACGATGTTTCAGCAACAGAACTATCATTTTTTGCTGGCAATGTTTGGTTTGTAACTTCGTTAGTTTCACGCGCGGTTATACGCTGAGATTGTGGTGGTATTCCATCAACAGCAGTATCATAAATTGTGTATAGCGAGCTAGGGATATCATCAATTAATGTCTCGCCAGTTCTGACAGCAGTTATATCGTAGCTACCAACTCCAATACAAAATAACTCACGTTGAATCTTGAGGTTATTTTCATAAAAATAATGTGAAGGCTG